AAGAATGCTAAAAGACAAAAAGAAAACAGCAACTTGGTACTAACATGTGGTTATCGGCAATTAAATTAGCCGTTTCTGCTGGAAGTAAAATTTACGCTAATAAGCAGAGAACGAAAATGGCAATGTCAGATGCACAACTGATGCACGCTACTAAAATGGCCCAGGGTGAAGAACAATACCAGGGAAAACTTTTAGAAGCTAGACAATCAGATTGGAAAGACGAGGCAGTTTTGATAATTTTAAGTTTGCCCGTTTTGGTGCTCGCTTGGGCAGTCGTATCGGATGACCCATCTGCTATGGACAAGGTAAAATTGTTCTTCGACATGTTCTCGCAGCTCCCGTCATGGTTCACAAATCTTTGGATCCTTGTAGTTGCGAGTATTTATGGTATAAAGGGAACACAAATTTTCCGTAACGGAAAAAAATAAGGAGAAACATATGAGACAAAACGGTGTAAGACCTGCAAGATTCAGATTTAATAAAGGTGGACGTGCAGGAGCAATGGGTGGTGGACAAATGTCTACTGCTAGAAAAGACATGGAATCTGGTTATTACAAAGATGACATGGGTATGAGAGGCGGAGCTATGTATAAAAAAGGTGGTTCTGTTAAGAAAAAGAAACAAGGTTACAAAGATAGAAAAGATGAATCTATCGCTATGAGAATCAGAAAAAAAAGAACTAAAAAGCAATTAAAAGCTTCTAGAGATGATTCTTATGGTAAGTTTGGTTCTAAAGCTAAAAAATCTGGAAAAATAAATAAGTAATGGCCAGATCTAGAAAAGCTATACAAAAACTTATTGCCTCTATGCAAGGCAAGAAAAAAAAGAAACAGGAGAAGAAACCTGCGCGTGTAGCTGCTTTAGAAGGAAGAAAATTTTTTTCTGATGGTACTGGAGAAAATGATATGGTTAAACAAGCTCAAAGAGATTATAATGGAAGTTACATTTCAGGAGATCTTGGCGGAGTACAAGTTGGAAATAAATCATATAAAAAATATTATAAAGGATTAATCTAATGGCAAAACGTGGTCTTTACGCAAACATACACGCTAAAAAAAAGAGAATCGCTGCTGGCTCAGGTGAGAAGATGAGAAAACCTGGAAGCAAAGGTGCTCCAACTGCTGCTAACTTTAAAAGAGCAGCTAAGACAGCTAAGAAACCTAAAAAGAAAAAGTAGGCATGAGAAAAGCAGATAACATGCCTGCAAGAAATAAAAAAAACTTCAGGTCTACAAAATCTGGAGCAGGTATGACAGCTAAAGGTGTCGCTGCTTACAGAAGAAAAAATCCTGGATCGAAATTAAAAACAGCTGTAACAGGTAAAGTAAAACCCGGTTCTAAAGATGCAAATAGACGTAAGTCATATTGTGCACGTAGTGCAGGGCAAATGAAAAAATTTCCTAAGGCTGCTAAAGATCCTAATTCAAGACTAAGACAAGCTAGGAAAAGATGGAAATGTTAGATAGATTTCTATATAATTGTTTTGCAAAGCTTGACATCTTGGCATTAAAAATAGATAGTATATTTCATGCGGGACACGAAAAAATTAGAAGCTTTTTCAATAGAAAAACAAAAACAAGAAAAACAAAAAAATCTGTTTAAGACTCTTAGAAAAGAAGTTGAAACAGGTGCAAATGGAACACAAGAATACATTATTAAGAAAGGTATAAACAAAGGTAAAAAAGCAAATGGACGAATTGACTCTAATAACTAAAATACAAAGAGAACTCAAAGAACAATATCAACAAATTGGAGATGCAATGATTTCTGGTAGTGTTGACAATATGGAAAAATATAAGTATATGATGGGACAGGCACATGCCTATTATAAAATATCACAGGATATCTCTAACCTGCTAAATAAGAAGGAGCAAAATGAAAAAGGAACAGTTATCAAATTCGGAACCACCAAAGATTAAATATGCTTTGGCAGACAAGTACGAAAAAGAAAATAAAGAGATCGAAGATAAAGAACAAAAAACTTACGATAGATTAAAATCAAAAGAATCAGATAAATTACCTCAACCTACTGGTTGGAGAATGTTACTTCTACCATTTAAGATGGCAGAAAAAACTAAAGGTGGTTTAATTTTAGGTCAAGACACTTTAGAGAAACAACAAGTTGCATCACAATGCGGTTTGGTTTTAGCAATGGGTCCACATTGTTATGACAAAGAAAAATTTCCTGAAGGGCCTTGGTGTAAAAAAGGAGATTGGGTTGTCTTTGCAAGATATGCAGGAAGCCGAATACAAATCGATGGCGGGGAAGTAAGATTGCTAAACGACGATGAAGTTTTAGCAACCATCGAAAACCCTGAAGACATACTTCATCAATATTAATCATAGGAGGAAACTATGCCAGACACTGAAGAAGTGAAAAAAACAGTTGATATCGATACCTCTGGTCCAGCAATGGACGTCGATGTACCTGAAGAAAAAGACCAAGCAGAGATTGAACAACCGGAAGTAAAAGAAGAACCTACAGTAAGACCGGTTGTAGAAGAAGAAGACAAACGTACTTATGAAAAACAAAAAGATCATGCGACGGATATGTCTTACGAAAATGAAAGAAAAGTTAAACTTGAAGACCAGAAAGATAATAAAGAAGAATTAGAACAATACAGTGATAGCGTACAAAAAAGAATAGCGAAGCTAACTAAAAAGTGGAGAGAAGCTGAAAGACAAAAAGATGAAGCTTTATCTTACGCAGAAACTGTTATCAAAGACAAAAAAGAAACAGAAGAGAAACTTAAAAAAATAGAACCTAACTTTCTTTCTGTTACTGAACAAAGTATTGAATCAGGAATAGAAGCCGCAAAGGCAAAACTTGCAGCAGCTAGAGAAGCAAATGATCTAGGAGCTGAAGCAGATGCAATGGCCGCTATATCTGAATTTGGATACAAAAAAGCTAAATTGACTGAAACAAAAGCAGCTCAAGAAGCTTATGAAAAACAAAAAACGGAAAAAAAACCGGAAGTTAATTTAAGAAGAGAACAAGCGGCTAAAGGTACACCTGATCCTAAAGCTGAAGCATGGGCTGAAAAAAACTCATGGTTTGGAACGGATTCAGCTATGACTTATACTGCCTTTGATCTTCATAAAAAAATGACTGAAGTAGAAGGTTTTGATCCGCAGAGCGATGAGTATTATTCTGAAATAGATAAAAGAATAAGACTTGAATTTCCCCACAAATTTGGTAAAACAAATACAACGGGAGAAGAAACACGACCTGCTCCGGTACAACAAGTAGCTTCGGCGAAGCGAAGTACCAAAACTGGTCGCAAAACTGTGAGGCTCACACCATCACAGGTCACAATCGCCAAAAAACTAGGTGTGCCACTCGAAGAGTATGCGAAACAATTAAATATCACGAAGGAGGGATAAGCATATGGAAAAAACAATAGATAAGAAGACCTCACGTGCGAGTCAAACAAGAGAAAAAACAGCTCATAAAAAAGTTTGGACTCCACCATCACCTTTAGATGCACCACCTGCTCCATCAGGTTTTAAACACAGATGGATTAGAGCTGAGTCTATGGGATTTCAAGATACGAAAAATGTATCTGCCTCATTAAGAGAAGGATACGAATTAGTTCGTGCTGATGAATACCCAGATTCACAATTTCCAGTCATTGAAGACGGGAAATATTCAGGAGTGATCGGAGTTGGCGGCCTACTGCTCGCTAGGATACCGGAAGAGATTATTAAACAGAGACAAGAATATTATGCTTCACAACATAATGAAAAAGAAAAAGCTTTGGATAATGATTTGATGAAGGAAGAGCACCCAAGTATGCCTATCGATATTGATAGACAGACTCGTGTAACTTTTGGTGGCTCAAAGAAATCTTAAAAAATTTCCTAACCATTAAAGTTCATTTAACCCGTACTGGAGGCCCGCAAGGGCAGGTACATTTATAAGGAGGCCTCTATGGCAAATAAAAACGAACCTTTCGGTCTAAGAGCGATCGGAAAAGTTGGTCAAAATAGAGACAACCAAGGTTTAAGTGAATATAGTGTCGCAAATAATTACGCGACTACTATTTATTTTCAAGACGCTGTAAAACCAGTTGCTGGCGGAGTTATCGAACAAGCCGCAGCGGGAGACAGACTGCTTGGATCACTTAATGGTGTTTTCTACACAGACCCAAATACAAGTAAACCCACGTTTGCTAACCACTACGCTCAAGTAGCAGCTAGTGATACAGTAGCATTCGTAAGTGACGACCCTTATGAAAGATTCGAAATCCAAACTGATATATCAACTGCTTCAGCGCAGACTGATGTATTCATGAATGCGGATATCGTTCTTTCAGCTGGTTCAACAGCTAACTATGTGTCTAACTCAATGTTAGATGATGGTACGTTGTCGACAACTAGCGGTCAGTTAAAAATCATGGGCCCATCAACTAACATAGACAATAATGATATTGCGTCTGGTTGGGTGAATTGGGTTGTGACTATTAACGAGCACATCTACAAATCTGCTACGGCAGGCATATAATAGTTAGAATAGGAGATAAATTATGGCTATATCACGAGGACAACTAGTTAAAGAACTAGAACCAGGCCTGAATGCACTATTCGGACTGGAATATAAACGTTATGAGAATCAGCATGCTGAGATCTACGCAACGGAAACTTCAGACAGAGCGTTTGAAGAAGAAGTTATGTTATCTGGTTTTGCTAATGCTGCAGTTAAACCTGAAGGTTCTGGCGTAACTTTTGACAATGCTCAAGAGACTTACACAGCTAGATACACTATGGAAACTGTTGCGCTTGCGTTCGCAATCACTGAAGAAGCGATTGAGGACAA